TATTCAGCTCCCTTGCTATCTGTCTCAAATTGCGCTTTGCCTCTCGCTGCTGCCCGGCATAGCTGGTGTCATCCGCATAGATGTTTTGCGTCAGATTCATGTTGATTTGACGATTTTTTGCATTTGCCAGCTTGTCTATTTCTGTAAGAAGTCTATCGTCTGCGGATGGAACGCTCCCTATAGCCTTAAGTATCGCTGTTGTATTATCAGGAATCTCTGGCACTTCGACCTGCACATCCACGATTTTTTTCATAGTGTCACGCATCTCTTCAGCTACTGCATCTTCCATCTCTCGAATGCCAATAATAAGGCCTTTGCCAAGGTCATTGCCGAGAGCTATTGTCTTTTTCGACGGGGAATTTGACTGTGCAGCTTGCTTTGCAGCAGCGATAGCATTGCGCACCATTGCCGCCGCTTCAGCAGCCACCTGAGCAGCGTAAGCTCTGACGCCGACCGCTGCTCCCTGAGAAATTGCAGCACCTATGCCATAACCGGCGTTATATGCGCTGCTTGCATATCCTGATACAGTCTGATTGACATCCGACAATACCTGTGTGGTCGTATCAACCATATTAGAAAGCTGCTCCTGATACCCAGTAGCAGCCTGCAAGCCCATATCCGTAACCGATGCCGTGATTTCAGGTTTTGCGCTGTCAACCTGCGCTTTCGTCTCAGCCATTGCCGTAGCTGTTGCCTCAGGCACCTGCGCAATACTCTCCCCAGCACCATCGCCTAACGTGCTCAGCGTCTCATTGGCATCGCTTATGCTCTCGGCCATCTGCTGCGAGGTTTCCGCGGCACCGGTCAAACTCTCCTTGTAAGAGTCTACCATGGCCTGAGTTTCCGCAAGCTGCGCGGCTTGCTCGTCAACGCTCGCGCTTGCTTCATCTATGCTCTCTTGCAATGCGAACATTGCCTCCCCAGCCTGAACCTCGCTGTCGGTAAGCTGATTCATTATCTCAAATACTTTTTGGCTGGCTTCTTCTGATTTTTCACGGGCGGCAGTAAGTGCTTCGGTTTCTTTACCGTGAGATTCGACAGCAGCCTCGGCATAAGCCTCGCGTGCCGCTTTTTCTGCTTCAAGCGCAGCGATATAATCATAAGTGCCCTGCGTCGCGGTTTCGTTGTATTTTTCTAACTGAATCCGTGCTTTCTCGAGATTGACTTGCGTTTCAACAAGCGCCGCCTGCTGTTCGGACAGGATAGTTGCAAAAGCCTGTTCCTGCGCGTACTCTTTCCACGCCTGAGCGCCAAGCCGCAACTCCTCGATTGTGGTTTGAAGCCTCCCGGTCGTCTCATCCATCTGTATGTTGACATCCGGGAGCAATTCACGCAGCCTGCTTACTATAGCGTTATACTCTGCCTGCTCCTCTTTTGTGAGGTTGGTCTTTTCATTGAGTTCTTCCAGCCGGTCTATATGCTTGTCAATGACGCGGGACGTGGCTTCAATTTCAGTCGTTGTGCTCTCAAACTTTTTCTGAGCATCGTCAAATGCTTTATTGCAATCATCCAAAACATCATACAGAGCATCCGCCTCTTTAGTTGCAGATGGGATTGTGGCCGCAAGCGCGGCGAGAGCAGATATCAGCGTGATTACTGCTGTTGCGATTGCAAGCGCTGGATTATCTGTAAGAACTTTATTAAATGCCTTAATGATTGGAATAGCGACTTTCGTAATTGCCATATATGAAGCTAAAACCGTAGTGAAAGAAGTCAGTCCTGCCGTGAGAGCGGTTATCGTTGGAACGAGCCAATCATTGGCTTGAACGAAATCTGTTGCCCACTTGACGATATCCGTACCCTTGGTTGCAAGGTCAGCAATCGCGGGCGTGAGCTGGTCGCCTATGGCAATTTTGAGATTATTCACGCTGTTTTCAAACATCGTGATTTTGCTTTCTGTGGTCGCATATCGAGTGGATGCTTCTTTCATCAACGCGGTGTTCTCAGCCCATGCAGTATTGGCCGTGTCTACCGCATTGGAAAGCAGCCCGGATGCCGTGGCAAGAGATTTCAGCATATTACTCTGACGAATACCGGAAAGCCCCATCTCGTCAAGCACAAGTGTTGCGCTTTCGCCTTTTTCGTCAAGCTTTCCAAGACCCTCTATAAATGCCTGAATTGCAGTAATGGGATCATTCTGCCACGCTGCGGCGAATTGCTCCGCCGACATTCCGGAAACATCCGCGAACTGCGCAAGGCTGTCACCGCCCTCGGCTACGGCTTTTTCAATCGCAGTCAATGTCTGCGTCATTGCTGTACCGCCTGCCTCGGCTTCTATGCCAACAGAGGACATCGCTGTTGCGAGAGCCATTATTTCAGGTTCTGTCAGCCCCGCCAACTTGCCCGCGGCAGCGAGACGCTGACCCATATTTACGATTTCAGATTCGGTTGTTGCAAACGAGTTTCCCAAATCTACGATAACAGAACCCAGATTCTCATACAGCTCCGGTGCCATCCCTGTCACATTCGCAAACCTGGCAAGCATCGTTGCTGCTTCCTCTGATGTGAGATTTGTTGCAACTCCGAGATCTGCCATGACGGTTGCAAATGACACAAGGCTCTCTTTTTCTATGCCGAGCTGTCCAGCAGTCTCGACTATGCCCGCCAGTTCTTTTGCGGTTATCGGAATATCAGTTGAGAGCTCTTTTATCTGGCCTCCCATTGTGGATAATTCTTTATCGGTGAGGTCCGTTGTTTTTGCGACGCCGGCCATTGCCGACTCAAATTCAACGGAGGCATCGACACACTCCGTCAATGCCTCCACTATTTCACGTATGGATTGCTTCAACCCCGATGCAGCCAACGCCTGTGCAAGCCCGTTGATAGCATCGGTGTTTCCCTGCACTTTGCTCTTGTTATTATCCAGCGCCGCCGAATTCTGACGTATGGCGTCTTCGGTCTCGTTTACGGCAGTCCTGGCCTTATTCAAATCTGTCTGCCAGTTGTTAACGGCCTTTTTTGCGGCAGTCAAGTAGTCCTCGTTTTTCTTGAGTTCTGCGTTGAGCCGTTCATTCTCCTCGGTCAGCTTTTTCTCTTCAGCGCTCGTATCCCCAGACTTCTTTTTCAGTTCATCAAGGGCCTTGACGTTATCCTCTATCTTTTTACTGAGTTCCGCTTTTCGCTGGGCATACTGGCGCTCAGCCTCCTGCGCATTTTTTAATCCAGCTTCAAGCGCGGATACTTTGCTTTTCTGGCTTACGAGCAAGTCGTTGAGTGCCTTGCCCTTGGCCGTAAGCGCCTCTGTTGAAGTCGCATTATTTTTATACTGGCTCTCTGTCATTTTGAGAGCAGATTGCATATTGCGAAGTTCAGCGTTTATCCCGGTTATCGCGGCACGGTATTGACTTTCACCCTCTACCGCAACGCGGGTGGAAATTGTTCTGGTTGCCATACTCTGCCCTCGCTAATCATCAATGTCGTTGCTGGACTTTGTGGGTCTGTTTGCCTTTGTCCAGATTTGCACCATATCAAAAAACAAGCCGGGGGTCATCCGTCCGAATTCAATCCGTGAAAGGTGCAGTTGCACGGTTGCAAAATAGGTGTATTCAGCCCTCAGATCCCGGCTACCTCTTTTTTTTGCAGTTCAAGCAGCCCTAAATCAGTTTCTGTTTCAGATTCATTCGCGGTCTCTTGCTTATAGCCCAGCGTTATCGCCTGCATTACCGCATCTATCAGGTGCAAATGGACGCCCGGACGGATTCTCGTTGTAATATCTGTTTCCGACAGCATATCACTTTTATCATAGCCCTCAGCACGGCGGCACAGTTCCGCATCATTGGCCATCATAACAACGAGCTGCCGCAGACAGGCGAAGCCCTCTCGGTCCTGCTTTTGAAGCAGTTCAAGCGCGTCCTGCACAGACCCGTATAGTCGGTTTATCTCAAACATGACCTCTACCGAATAATGCAGAGGCCTTATTTTGCCGTTTATTACGGCGCTTATCATTGCGTCCATCGGTAACAACCTCCATGTCGCAAAAACTGCGGGAGAGCCGTTGCAACAGCTCTCCCGCGCAAATTTGAACTATCAGCTACCCGGCGTCGTTGCGATGGCGCACTGAGTATTGATCCAGGTCTTTGCTTCTGCCTCAGTTTCAAAAGTCTCGGTCTTTCGCCAATCACCATTTTCATCCGCCATAATGGTGAATGTGGTCTGAGTGGTTGCGAAAGTAATAGAGCTACCCTTGGTCTGAGCGTTGTCATTGCCAAGCGCGGCTCTCGCGCAGGGATAAAGAATTCCCTTATAGTATTTCTTCTTGTTGCGCATAAGGCTCTTGTAATAGGCAAGCTTGCCAGACGGGGCGGTGTCGCCTACGTTGTACGTAACGACTTTTTCAGAAACATCACAGCCGTAAACTTCCGCTGCATTTTCGTCTGTCAGGTCGTTGGTCTCCATGGCAACCGTGCCACTTGCAAACTCCGAAAGCTGCTCGTCAAGAGCGTCATCCGCGTAAAGCTCACCAGAGGCGAGATTTACAGTGAGATTTGCGGCAACCAGTTTGCCAAGCACAACGCCAGCATTCTTGCCATCAGCCTTAAAGCAAGGGTATTTTGCTCCAAATTCAGCCATAGTGTTATCTCCTTCTTACAGATTATGTTTTTCCTGCCAAGCATAAAGAACAGCGGCCTCGGCGTCAGCAGCCTCGGTCGCATGCTCTTCGTTGGCTTTTCTCATCCACTGTTCGGCGGCATTGCCATGTCCGCCAAACTCATGTACAAAACCGACATCCTGATTTGTGGCCTTCCTTGTGCCGCCAGTTTTTACGGGGTCACCCTTTCTTCCCCAATTCATCTTGGTGTAAGTTTTTCCGCGCGCCTTGTATGTGTGGTGCACACCAGCCGGGTAAACGAGAATATAGCGAAGATGACCTCCCTGGCCGCTCATCTTCTTGTGTACTGTGGGCGATTCCTCGAACTTGCCGCTTCTATGTCCGAAAATCTTCTTGATGGCCTCAACATGGGCTTTTCTGATGACCTCGCCGCCAGCTTCGAGCATATCAAGCATGGTTTCATCATCAATCTCGCTGATTTCATCAAGGTCGATAATCAGAGCGTCAAGCCCGTTTGTATCAAAGCTCGCCACAGTCGATACCCTCAGCATCCTCCGTCTCAAAAACAATGTGACGACCATTGCCATCGCTTTCATCTAACGCTTCCGGGAATATGAATCCAGCGTTATAGAGCGCAATTTTGATGGATTTGACCATAGGATTGATGTTTTTCTCAAACGGCGGGGCAAACAGATGAACCTGAATCAGATACCGTTCATGTTCCGGCGCGTCATCCGAAAAATCATCCGGGATGGTAGTGTAGTTGAAAACGAAGTATTTTTTGCTCTGCCCTGTATAAACAGACCGCTCAACATCAAGATCAAATACAGATAGCGCGTCCACAAGGCGAGAATCTATGCTGTTGTTATTATCCATTACCGCGCTGCCTCCTTTCTCTGTACCTTGATTTCGAGCCAGAGGTTTTGCTGCTCAACGTTATCTATGGATATAATCTCGTATGGTATGGAATCGCCGACCTTGTACACATCGAGACGTTCGTTGATAAGCGGGGAGTATCGGCAGGTTATAGTTGCAGGCTCTCGGAGCTGCAGTTGCAACGCCGAGAACGTTTCGCTACCATGAGCATTGACCCATTTGCACAGTACAGATGCGCCGTCCCCGAATATATTGATATCTTTTACGACTGGATAACCTTCGCCGTCAGTATCGCGCTTCGTTTGAACGAAAGAAACCGGGGTACGAAGCTCCCCGGCATTTGCACTTTTGCTCACGTATTCTCACCGTCCTCAGAATCTTCGGATGCATAGCGCAGCTCAAGCACATGACCGTTTATCATCTTCCGGGCATTCTCTTCGGCTGTAGCCTGATACGAGCCGCCGAAAGCCATTCCGCGGTTATCGTAGTACATAGCTGCGAGATCCTTTATGAAAGAATCGTACTGAGCATTGTTCTTAAAAGCTGGAATTCCGGCAGTGCGCGCTTTAGATTTCGCAGCGGCCAAATGCGGAGCAACCTTGCAAGCGGCAGTTTGTCCGATTGCGATCCATTTCGCATTTGCCGTGCCCGGCTCGGTAATGTTGTCGTCGGCGGTAGAGCACCAGATATAATCGTTATGAGAAACAGCACTGCCGTTGATATAGGCAGTGCTGTTATCCCATTCAGCAGGGTCAGGCGGCAAGCCGATATGATTTATGACATCTTCAACAGTTACCGCCATGACTGTCAGCCTCCGCTTTTTGTCACGGTGACGGTATAGGTCTTGCTGGCAGTGCCGTTGACAACCTTTACTGTGAGCACATTTTCACCGTCAGCCCATGTTGCCGCTTCTCCGTTCATAACTTCGGTATCGCCGTTCTTTATGGAGATTGTGGCTTTGCTGTCCTCCGCAGTAGCCGTTACCTTGTTGGTGGAGTTTGTGGTTGTGGCTGTATATGACACGACGTTTTTATCAAAAGCCGGTGTCAGCGTCAGCGAACCAATCGTCAGCCCCGACAGGTTCGCGCTCAAGGGTTTACCTTTGCGAGACGGAACGCGCTCTTGAGACGAATCTTCTGATCGCCCCAAGCGGTAAATACGAAGTAATACTCGCCCTTCTTCGCATCCTTATCAGTCTCATAGATGGCGCCAATGTCATAGTTGATGCCATAATAGGTGAAATCGCCGACAACAGGGACAGTTGCCTTGTCGCAGAACACAACCGGAATGCCGAGAATCTTTGCGGGCTTGTCCGTGAACAGCGCTTCGGCAGTGTTGGTCAGCGCGGCAATCATGCCATAGTAGTCGGCTTTCTTCATGACAACCCGTGCATTGGCTGCATAGTCGTCGGCAAGGTCGGCATAGGCGTTTACAATGGCATTATACAGGTCTGCGCCCTCCACTTCCTTGATTACTGACTTGTTGCTCTCCTTGTTGTAGAAGCTCATGTGCGCATGAGCAGTATCAGTTGCGCACGTAGCTGCGGGAAGAAAAGCAAAGTGCTTCTCACGGATTGCCAGAGCGGAACGGAGGTTTTCGTCAATCTCGCTTACGAGATTGGTGTCAGTACCGTGAAGGACGGTGTCTTTGACAGTCGCAGAAACCTTCATCTTCAGACGGCCATAGGCAACGGTATCGCCGTCCATTTCAATTTCGTTCGCAGTTTCCTTGTCGGTCACATCGCCGATGTCCGCATCGTCGATAGTAAAGCCCAGCTTCGGCTCTTCAAGGCCAGTGATATTGGTGACACGGCAAATAGGACGCAGGGGGTTCTTCTCGATGGGCTCAGTCAGCAGCTCATTGCTGATGTTGTTCGGCAGAAGATTATCACCGTGACCCAGATCGGCATCATTTGCAGGAATGCCGCCGAGACCTTCATAAGCTTTCTTGACATTGCCCCTTGTGAGGGCGGCACGATAAAAGGCAGCCTTTGCCTTTATCCCGCGCTCTTTATCAGTCTTCGGAGCAGCAGCTTCATGAACTTCAAGATCTGCACGCTGACGAGCCTCCATTGCGTCATGCTCGGACTTGAGCATATCATAACGGTTCTGGAGCTCGTCACGATGAGTTTTCTTTGCGGTGATGTCTTCCATCGAAACCGATGCATCAGCAGCTTTTTCGGCGATCCACGCCGCGTCTGCCGCGATTGACGCCTGAAGAGTGGCCATCTTTTCTTTCATTTCAAACAGAGTCATTACTTTTTCTCCTTTTCAAAATTTTTGAGATATTTCTCGTTTTCGGCGAGGATTTTTTCTCTTGCCTCGCGATCTGCCGCATCAGCCATAGCCGACTGAATGCGCGGCAAAAGGGCTTTCAGCTTGCAACTGTGCGCGCTGAGATCCGCAGACATGAGCACTTCAAAAGCGTCGTCAACACAACCGACACTTTTTGTGACTCCCGCGCCTTTCTGTGCCGGCACAGCGACGAAGGAGAATTCATAGGCGTCAACAGCATCTTCGAGATCACCCACACAAAGCCCCTCAGGGTAGGTTTCTCCCTTGATATGGCCTGTTTCGCACTGGTATTTCCACGTGCTCCAGTTCATTTTCAGCGGTTTCTTGCAGATCGAGCAGTTGCAGGATTTCACTCGGCAGCCGATAGAAATCTCTTTCAGAATGCCGGCATCAATAGAATCAACAATCGGCTTTGTGGCATCACTACGAACCATATAAGCGCTGGCGCGGAGCTGTTTGAGCGGTGTCCCCAGCTTCGTTTTTTCTCCCGTTGCAACTACTTCAGTGCGGTATATCCGAGCAATCTGGCCGCTTGCACGCCATTCATGGTCACTTATGCCTGTCTTGCCAACAAAGAGCTTGGCGAGGCGTTCCAATGTCTGGTCAGTGAAGCGCTCAGTATCGCGGTCAACATCGTTGTCGCAGAGAACGAGTGAGAAACAATACACATCATCAGGAGACAGCTCTTTTACAGCAAACTGATTTATCAGCGCAATATCGGCAGCAGAATCGGCCTTTTTGACGCGAAATCCCTTGAATTTTTCAATCCGTTCCATTCGTTTCCTCCTTCCTCACAGTCTCTTGCTGTCCTCGCAAAGACAGCAGGCTATAAAAAATCCACGCTTTTCAGCGTGGTTGCGAGCGTTATTCATCCCCGGTATCGTCCGGGGTGGGCGGCTTATCGGGGGCAATCCCCCCTGCCAATACAGATGGCTTCTGGTTAACGGTATACTCCAGCGTTGCAAGGTCCTGCGAAATCATAGCCTTTTTGCCGATACCGTTCGGCAGCGGCGGCAGGTTGCGGTTCTGGCGTATCTCATCCGGGGTCTTCCACGCGGAACGCACCGCCTTGTAATCGACTTCGGCCTGTGTAGCAGCGTCGGCGCGGAGTATGGCATCCATATCAAATTTGAAGTGATAGCCTTTCTTCCTCTGCGTCTTTGAGAGCAGTTTTCTGTTGAGCTCCTGCTCGTATGCAGTCACGATAGGCAGCATTGTGAGCATTAAAAACTCCAACATCTGCTGTTCTTGGGATGTGAACGACGTATCAGAGTAGTCTCCCAGCAAATGCGGCGGGATGTTGTACACCATTGCAACCTTTGAGCGCGTAATTTTTTCAACCTCAAAGAGCTTTGTATCGACCGGAGACAGATTCAGGCTTTTGGCCGTAACTCCAGATTCAAGCAGCAGAATATTGCCGGAGGTTTCTTTGTAGGTTTCCATGAAAGACTTGACCATCGTTTTCTTCTGGGTCTCGCCGAGGTTGGCCGGGGCTTCCAGAACTATGGCTGCGTTCACGCCCTGATCGAGCTGCTTTACGCTGAATGTCTGAATGTTTTCGGAATAACTCAGCGTGTCATAGAGAACAGAGACAGGATTAACGCCGGAGTATCCATTCGTAGAAATAAAAGGTACATGGATCACATAGAATCCATGTACATAAAACTCTTTTCCCTGTTCTGGCGTAATCCTGTACCAAAGCTCTCGGCTGTTTGTCTCCATTATTGGCTGTACCCTTGACGGGTCGAGTATGTCCAGACGTTCAATTGTGCCATTGACTGAAAAAATTTTCAGCGCGTACGCATTGCCTGACGTATCTCGGCACGCCTCAAGCGTTTTGAAAAATTGGCAGCTTGTCACATTCGGATTGGGGCTGAATGATACCAGGTCATTCAGGTCGGTATGCATTGGCATTGACCCTTTATAAAGCTGAATAGGCATAGCCGACAGCGAATTTGAAATGCGAGATACCGCTGAAAAAAGCAACTCGCTGTTTTTGAGTGTGTAGTCGCCTCTCAGCCAATGCGGCAGCCACGACTTATGTATTACCTGCTGACTTGGCACCATCAGTCCTTCCGCAAGCGCTGCCTTTATTATCCGCTGGCGGCGCCTTTCTTTTAATCTTGTCCTAAATCCCAAGGAACATCACCCCTTCAAATTCTGTAAATTGATGACCGTGGTCAATTCTTTGTCTGGTGGAATCTGTGTTGGATGTTTGCGCAAAAACTCCGTGTGAGCGTCCAGCAAAGCCGCAAATCCGTCAATTTTGCGGTATTTTGAAAGCTTGGTCGGAAGATATGTGGCATTTGCCGAGCGCTTTGTGAGCTTTACATTGCTCAAATACCATTTGAACATGGCATTGTTGTTGTGAACTATGCTCCCATCGAGGAAGTGTTCTTTGAGATCGTCCAACGGTCCTGTCAGTGTCAGTTCGCCTTGACGTACATCATTCAAGACAAAT